AGACTCAATAGCATCTTTAGATAGCCCTAAAGTTGTGCCAGTGTGTCGAATAGGCTTGATAGTCGGGTTGCTTGGGGTTGTACCAAAAGTCGACTCTAATATGTAGCCCATATCATGCCGAGCGCCTGTTGCAATAGTCATAGTTTTACCTCGGGGCTACGTGAGCCGAATAGTTTATTGAGACTGAGATGACAAATCTGTCATCGACTGTTAATCCCTGATTGCGGGATGTATCGCCTAAACGAACCGTTACGCCATTATAAGAGAGATCAGTGCCTCGCTTAAAGTGATCTGCAACAGAATCCGCTTTTGTTTCTGCTTCATTCCTTCCCTTTCCTGACTGAGCGTAAACGTCCACCTGATAAACTCCAGTGTGTTCGTCTAAGCCAGCAGACCCCAGCCCAACCTGGGCAGATGAGACCGGCAGCAGAGACGGCCTCAAATATAAAGTTCCTTTGGTTGGCTTAAATACAGTATTAGGCCAAGCAACCGGAGAGCTACCGCTCAAAGTATTTAGTCTAGCATCTAAAGCCGCGCTAACGTCTGAGAATGTGGTGCTCATGGCTGCTTACCAATTAAGATGAATTTCTCCCTATCCCTTCTCATCGCTATCGCCATTCTTTCTACACTTATCCTGCTCATCCCTTTAGGCGCTAGTTTGGAGAAGCCGTTGATAGTCTTCCCTGTTGGGTTCTTTGGTGGGTTGGGATACAAACCAAACTCCACTACTGGCGCATAAGGCAAGTTGTTAGAAAACACTATAGTCTCATCACCTTTAACCGGCTTTATCTTCTTTCTTGCCTCGGCCATCGCTCTCTCGCCGCTTGGATCAGCGCCAACTAGGCTTCTGCCGTTCCTAGAGTTTATCCCCGTTCGCCAATTGTTTCTCAAAGTACCCAAGTCTACTGGGGTTTGAGCGAGAACATTCTTTATTAGCTCAATCGCAACGCCCCTCTTGGCCGCAACCACATCCTTTCCCGTGTCTTCTGCCCACTTCTTAACGTCTAATTTGAAGCTCATAGAGCACATCCGTGTCGGAGGGGGCGATGGTTACAACATCCATAACCCTATAATTTTCTGAGTCGAATAGAATGTTGTCGTCTATCTCAGGCGCTCCGTTGCCAGCCTGAAAGTACATTCTAGCGTCGTCTCTCTGTACCATTTCGCCATCTATCTCGGCTTTGCTGTAATTCAATCTTACTGCTTTGCCTGTAATAGTGGTTGTACTGCCGCCTGTATAAGATCCCGTTGTAGGGTTAAAACTAGCGCCCGCTGTTCTGGTCGCAGTGGCATCCTCGCCAAACTTGGTCAAGATGCTAGTCGCAGTCGATTGTGTGGCTGCGTAGTTAAAACTCATGATCTCGATACCGCGTTGACTGACTTGGTGATCTTACGCAACGCTGAGGTAACCGCTGGGGTTTCCTTCCGCATACTAGCGTTATTCTTGTAAGTAACTGTTATATCACCTATTTTTTCTTGGGTTGTCTGTCTTACTCGCGCAGATAACGCAAAATTGCCATCAGAAACCGTCCGAGTAATTTCATAAACCGCATTTTTAACTTGCTTGGGTATCTCATCAGAATCAACCGAATAGCTGTCTATGTATACTTCTGTTCTAGGCCATTGTAGTTCCTGCTCATCAGTAGCTTTGCGCCCAATAAAGTATTGCGCCTCAAAGTAATCCATAGCCGTCAGGATAAATTCTTCGATCTTGCTAGTGCTGTGGCTATGAGAAATGCCGCGAGCTGTCGCCCACGCATCCCACTGAGCAGCAGTCACATAACTATTAGCGTTTGCTACACCTGATCCATCTTCGATTATCAGCGCCATTACTTATCCTTGAGTAAGAATCTTGGGGGCCGAAGCCCCCAGTCCTCTATAGCTTTGACTATGATTAGCCGAGCAGAGTTGCAATGAAGTCAGGCTTCCAAGCCTTAACACCCCATGCTACGCCTACCTCGATCATAGACTTACGATAGCCACGGTACACTCGAACCTCGAATACCAAGCCGCTGTGCTGATCTTGAACGATCAAAGAATCGTCGGCAGCATCGCCGCCTTCAGGTACAGCCGGTGCTCGGATAGCGAGTTCCATCGCCTTACGGTGCATAGCAATGTTAGCAGTGAAAGAGTCACCAATGGTCATCTCTACACCAGTTGCTAAAGCAGCCTGTAAGCCAGGAGCGCCGATGATAGCGTTGCCAGCAGCAGCCGTGAAGCCAGTGTTTACGACGTACTTGTTGCTGTCTCCAGCAAAAGTCACGATATCACCAGCAAGCAAAGTGCCACCGTCTCCACCGTCGAGAGCAATAGTAGTCTCGCCAGCAGCTTCGCCGCCGTTTGCATCTAAGCCAGTAGCCGTACCTTTGGTGTGGCTCTGGATTTGAGCAGACTCGCGGATTCCCATGCCGAACAGGTCAAGCAAGATGCCCTGACGCAAGAGAGAGTCATTGCCAGACTTGTTGACTTCCTGCAATGCAGCGAGCTTTCGCAAAGATGCACCAGCAGATGAGTCCATGATCAAAGAGACTTGATCTTGCTCAGTTGGCATTCCGTTATCAACCAAGATCTTTCTCATCTCAGCGATAGCGTGGTTGTTGTTAGCAAATGGCGTGGTTCCAGCCGTTCCGTGAGCGCGTGATGCGTTAGTGTATGCTTCAGCAGCAAGATCCGCTTCTACTTCGTTGCACAGAGTTCGCATTGCTTGAGCAATTTGATCGCCGTATACAGTCTCGAAGCCGATACCGTTGTTCAAGTGACGCACATCTTCCCCAGTGTAAGGGATCTGGACGGCTCTTGATTTGGTGATCGAGAGGGTCTTGTTGTCAACAGTCTGATCCGTTCCCTGGGGAATGGTCATAGACTCAGCAACATCAACTGCGGTTGCAGCCCGCGTGAAGGATGCTCGAACAGTATCGCCCTTGGCGACTCGCTCTGATCCGTTTGCGTTGATGGTTGAAGCAGGGATAAAGCCGACAAGCTCCCGCCCTACTACGTCAGCCGCTTTGAAAATATCTGCGGCAAGGTTAGTCAATACGTTAGCCATTGTTGGCCTCCTTATTCATCGTATAGTTTGCCGCCCGAACGCATAAACTCCGACTGTTCTGTCGGACGTAATGCCTCAAAATCGGCTCGTAACATCTCTTTGGATCGCGCTTCGGCTCCACCTTGCGCTCGAACGGCCCCGCCGCCATTTGCTTGACTGCCATCAACCAAGAACGGAAAGTTCTGCTTGATAGAGTTAGTCAGATCTTCGAGGGAAGAAACGGTTAATTGGCCCGTCTCGTCAGCGACTCGAATCTCATTGTCAACAAGTGTTAGCCTCTGGCTAATTTGTTGTTGCAATAGTTTTGCCCGACTTGTGTCTTTTGTCAATACTGACGCTAACTTAGCGGCTTCTGTATCGATTTTTGACCGTGATATGTCGGAGTTCATCTTCTCGATCGTTCTACGCAAAGAATCGGATTCCTGCTTTTGCGACTCGAAAAGTTGCTTATAGTCGTTCTCTGCTTTTGCTTTTTCTTCAGCTTCGCTCTTGGCTCTCGCCTTGGCAGCCTCCCGCTCTTCTTGAGCCTTTCGCTTTTCAGCGATTAGCTCGTCGTTTTTAGCTTTTAACCCCGATACCTCTTGATCTAGCCTTGCTTGCAGTTCTTGCTCGATCTGCTCCGCAATCTTCCCTTTAACGTCATCATCTAGTTCGATGTCTTTTAACGCTTCCATTTTGCTCACCTCTAGTTTGCAATTCACGGCTCTGCCGTTTAAATGCCTAAGTCCTCAAAGACTATCGGCTCCAGTTTCCTGAGTTGGTCGAGTGTCAATGTTGCCCCTTGTGCATCCACAAAGCGCCCTATTGATATTCTCCCCTCTCGGAACAGTTTAGCTCTTGTTGCCCCTAACACTTCCGTCTGAAACGCCCTAGATTGCCTTCTGAGCCACGTTTCGTATGGGGTGCTGCTACTTACCTGTTTAATTCCAGCATCACTCACGGCTGGCCTACGTGCGTCTATGTCGAGGCCCAAATCAAACTCATCCTTGAGTATTGGCGCGATGGTGCTTCGGCAGTTGAAGTGCGCGGGCGGTTTTGGGCTGTCGTTGCTCTCTTTGAAGACTTGCTGATCCCTGCTGGCGCAAATCAAAGAGGTGCGGCTGTCTAGCGTGGCGATCCATTTATAGCTATCGGTTATATCAGAGTTCTCTCTCATAACCACTTCTCGGGCCTGGATGCTCACGTAATTGGTTATCGTGCGGGCCAGAGTTGCGGCCTGTCTTTGCT